ATATTGCTCTGCAAAAATCAGCGCACGACATTTTGGCGTAATATTGCTTTGTTCTTTCGACATAATCATCATAATCGATTTGGTCGGCGTTATGGTCAGGGTCGGCGTCGGCGTCGGCGTCGGCGTCGGCGTCGGCGTCTATCCGGTTGTTTTTTTCAGATTGTATATATTCCTTTAATAAATCATCCATCCTCGCCACTTGTATTTCGACGACGCGTATGAATCCGTATAAGTATATAAGATGTATTATTCTAATACATATTACGCTAAAGGTATATTGTACTCACGTCCGTAGATTTTCAATGGCGATTTTTAATCTCAAATACATTTTTTTGATAAGAATGCCAATCGCGTTTTCCATCGCAACAGTGAGTTCCGATTCATTGTCGGGTTTAAGTTTAAACATATGAAGTACCTGCACATTTGATAAGGCCGCAATAGACTCAACCGCAGATGATGACTCACGGTAAATATATTTTTGAATATAAAGCGGATATTCCAACAGTTTATACTTTTGCTGGACAAGTTCTGCGTGTTCTGGGCAAGGTATGCTTTTGCTTGTAAAAATAATCTCCGTATTTCCGGTACTTGCGTATCTCTTTGCGATTTTAGTAGAAACATACATGTACGTCTTAAACCCGCCTAAATCTCCGCCCATATCTCGAAACTTATAGAGAATATTATGTTCCGACGGGTCATCGTTCGGATTAGATTCAATAATTAGGTCGTCAATAATATCTTTATTCACCTCGTGGAGTAGTTTATGAAGATTCACATTAATAAGCGATACAATATTAAAGTGCGGATTGAGGTAGGTGTATTCTAATGTAAACAGTTTCATTTCGGGGTTTTTTCCGAGTCTCATATCATTTTGTGTGCATATCGGTTTGAATTGTGCGGTTGCCATTTATAACACGATGATTTATGTATATGTATATGTAGGTTATGTTTATATAATGTTTATATTCATTTGATCGGGGTTCTATCGGGTTTCACGCCGTGCCGGGTGATTTGCGATGCTGATTGTTATAAGTCCATACTCACGGTATTTTTATCCGACCTCTGTCTTCGCTTTGATTTATGCGGTGTAGAATCTTGAGGAATATCACCTAAACTAGACACATTCACAACGGTAGGTTCAAGGTTAATATCGTCCCCGCCACCACTTCCCGTCATCCCCGAAAGAATATTTTGAAGCGTCAAACTCCCTTGTTCCTGTAGTGCGCTATTGCCACCGCCACCGCCACCGCCGCTTCCCGACGGTTGAATATTAATCGTCTTCGTCTTCAGACGCGACATCATATCCGAGACGTCAGTAGTGGGTCCGCGCATTTCTGGTCTGCGCATTTTTTGTTCTTGCATTTGCATTTGCATTGGTGTTGGCATTGCTGTCGCGCCTGGTCGAACAGGTGGAGGTGGGGCAACTGGGCCTTTCGTTGCAATCGGTGGAGGCGGAGGGCGATGTTGCGCGTATGCGGGAGGTTCATTATTGCGCCCTCCACCACCACCCCCGCCGTTTCCTCCAATGATATCATTCATAAAGTTTCCAAACCCTGCCCCGCGGCCGCCACCGCCACCGCCACCGCCACCGCCACCGCCCATATTACTCGACATTGATGAAACGGCTGCTTGTGTAAATTGTTGCATCAATTCCGGATTCTGGCGCATAATATCATCCATTCCAGGCAATGCCGACTTGAACATCGTATTTGTCATATGAAGCATAATTGCACTACCTCCTAGCTGAAACAGGAGCTTCAATTCAGGAGACATCTTCGCCTTTGATTTGTATTTCTCGTGAAGTTCGCCAAAAATCTCGTCATATTCATTAATATTCTCATTGACTTGTTCCGACCACCCGTCCAATTTCAGGTCAAATGGGTCAAACTTGTTATTCAGAAACTCTAAACCAGTTATACACGCCAAAAGCATCTTTCCCTGGAACTTCATACTATTATGCCGTTCACGTTCCTCCATTTGCGTATCATATTCACCCTTCATCTCCGCATAAGAAGAATCCATTGAATACCGTTTCGTCAGTTGAACCCCTTTCTGTTCCAACTCCTCCAATTTACGAAGAAGTTTGAACTTCTCTTTCAGCATTTCCTCCTTTGATAATTGGGGGGTAGGGTCTATATTTACATCTGGGTCTAGTGGAATATTATTGAACTTACTATAACCATCCCACGTACGATTATCTGTGTCGGTATTAGAGGTGGATTGGCCTAAATTGATACCGCCGTCGTTTGAATTGCTGCCTCCATCCGACTTTGTCAGATTAAATATATTACTCATAAACCCGCCGCCGCCGCCGCCGCTCTCCCCTCCAGAGTTTCTGTCCGTCGTATCGCTCCCACGTTTCGGGATATTACTCAAGTCATTCAGTTCATTTTCAAGTGCCGTAAGTTCGCTCAAATCAATATCTCCTGCACCACCGCCGCCACCCTTACGGTCACCATCCTTAAACTTATTATTCATAAGAAGCTCAATCCCGCCGCCAAAATTGCCGCCGCCACCGCCACCACCGCCGCCACCACCGCCCCCACCGGATTTACTACCACCAAATGTAAATGTCGGCATCGTATCCAATGCACCTAAATCAATTTCTTCCGCCATTGTTGTTTAATTTCGGTCGTATAGAATATAATACAAATACAATCTTTATACTAGATTTAATATGATTGAAATAGACAATATTATTTCGATTGTTCCGCAATTCTAGAATAACTACTACTACCACTACGGAGAATGTTCATTGGTTTTTAATAAATGAACCCGCCATAACCCTTGTAAAAAACAGTCGGCCAAGTCGTCCTTCTTCTTGTGATTTTCGAATACGGGCATCCATTTTGCATAATCCGAATTGCGTTTTCGAGAGATTTCGCCGAGAGATCGGCATACGATGATACCCGACTTTTTACGGTCAGCATATGTGGATGCGTCAATACATACCGGCGTCGTTTCATTTTCTAGGTCAAAACTCGAATCCGTAAACAATTTCAATTTACACGACGCCGATATGAACTCGATTTGTGGGACATTTTTCATAATAAAATACTGCGTAATCATCCCTTGCAATGTTTTCATTCGAGAGGCGAGGGTGCTAATTTGGTTTTCAATAATCATCATATCGATTGGGCTAGGCGACGCCGACGACGGATACAATATCGCATCCAAATGCATTGCCATATTACGCCCATAGGTTATAAGGTCCAGATCGTGTGCATAGGTATAATTTGCCTTCTTGGGCTTGGCAGGAGGCGCAGTTCCGGCAATATAATTAGAATACTTACTTTCATCAAATGGTTCTAGGTAATCTCTCGAAAGTGTTGTTGTTATTTCTTGGATTAGGTCGGATTTCCGAAGCTTAAGATTCACCGCCGCCTCCGTTCCCCCGCCGTTCAAGGCTGGATTGGCGAACGCCGAGAGATTTGCCTTAATATCCATAAGTTCGCCAAGTTTCTTCTTTTGGAGAATCTCGGGTTTGCGTTTGATTGGTAAAATCTCTCGAGATGGTGTTTTATATTTAGATTTCTCGGAACATTTGGAACAATATAATATCGGTAATGTTGGTTGCACCTGCAAATGCATCCACTTGGCTAATTTTCCGTCATTGATACACATCCGTTTGGGCGCAGGAGGTGCAGATTCTGCAATCGGTGTTCCTGATAGGTTCGGTTCGAATCTTAAATCAATAACATCCCATCTCTCGATTTCGATTTGGTGTATCAACTCTTGAGTTGGTGCATTATTGGTGGACGATGATAATGTATCTGGGATTCGGAATAGACAATAGGCTAGATTCTTCATCCCTACATCAAAACTAATGATTCGCATTATTTGTAATATTTGTAATATTTGATGATAACAATTATTACAAAATAGGGTTTATATGAATTATATAGGATTACGACCAAATGGTGGGGGTTATTGTCGTTGTCGTTGTTGCGCATTTGCCGACTGCTGACGCTGGAATGCCAGAATCTGCTCCTGCGTTATTTCCGGTGCAATCATTCTGGACTGAAGTGCCTCGCGCGAGAGATAGACATCCTTTAAATCGCTCTCGACATATCCAAACGGCTCTCGTGAATCCATAACCGACCCATACATAAATGGAACATTACGTTGATTCTCTTGCGCGTAGGCACTGACTTCAAATGAACCATGTCCGGACATATTCACTGCATCCATTCGATTGATGTTCATAATTTGGTCAGCATTGGCCATTAAATACTTGCGATAATCCCAGTTCGTCTTAATATTTTCAGCGCGGCGTATTGAATCGTTTACTGCATTTCCAGGTTGCCAACCAGAGAAATTTCGCCCATCGTTCATAAGTGGCGGAAAATCAAAGTACACATTATGACTTGAACTAAAATTCTTAGCCCAGTGGGGTTGTGAATACGACATTTATTGAGTATTATGTATATCGTTAGAATAAAAATACGATTTTCAAGTTTGCTGTAATGCGTAAATTAATTCGGCTTTCTTAAGTTTCTGGATTTCTGCGTGTTTTTCGGGTGTTTTTTTGTATTTATCCTTAAGAAGACTACGAAGTTCCGGAACAGACATTGTCGAATAGGATATCGGGTGAATCGCAGTTGCCGAGGGTTGGTCTGAAGGAATGTCCGATGGGGGGTGGTCCGAAGGTTGGTCCGTTATTACATCGGCACCCTGGGCATCTATTCCTTCATTCGTTGATTTTTTATATAACATTGCCAGTACATCATTCGGACGGTCAGGCGAAAACTTCATCGTATTTGCTGGGGCATCTTCTTGGATCACGCCTAAATCCACAATAATCGACTTAAACTCTGGTATGGATGGTTCATGTGTTTCACAACTAATATCAACAATATCCGATAAAATATTCGATACAATATTTTCTTCGACGATTACTGGGTGGATTTTGTCGCCCTCGCTTCCACTGTCGCCCTCGCTTCCACTCCCGCTGTCGCCCTCGCTGTCGCTGTCGCCCTCGCTTCCACTGTCGCTTCCACTGTCGCCCTCGCTGTCGCTTCCGCTGTCGCTTCCGCTGTCGCTTCCGCTGTCGCCCTCGCTGTCGCCCTCGCTGTCGCCCTCGCTGTCTGTCGTATCTTCACTATCTGACGAAATTTCAATAAGGTTGCTCCTCTTATTTTGAAAGAATGCAGTATCCAAGTGAATCATATGAGGTTGATTATACGACGATTGTCGTGCAGTAGCGGATTCAGTATATTCCTGGTTATTATTGTCGAAATTACTTGCATATTCTAATATAATACTATCAGTAGGTTGAAAGGATTGATTTCCATTATTTGCGTATAATTTATACAAACGGTGTATGTCTGTAGATGATTCTTCTATAAACTGCTGTAAAACGAGTGCTTGTTCCTTATGAGATTGCTCTAAAATATTCAAACGGACTTTCATATATTGAAATATCGCATATGTCAAAAGAGAGCAAACGGCTAAACTAATGATGATGGTTAAAAAACTAAACTCCATTTTATCGTGGATTGGATTTATAATATAATATTCTACGATGTTATTTGAACGGAATAAACGAAGTTGTATGTTCTATATTTGTTGATTTATATTCCTTTATAAAAGTCCCGGTTGGAACCATAGGATTTCATTCGAAAAGAGACTTTTCAGCCAAAAATATTTCGTTTGAAAACGCGAATTCATTTATAAAAGTCCCGGTTGGAACCATAGGATTTGATTGGAACAGAGATTTTTCAGCCAAAAATATTTCGTTTGAATTTGGAATATTTCTACCTACCCCTTCTGGACATACCCTCCCCATTTGGGCCTTGCGTAAAATGTTGCGTAAATGGCAACACTACGCAACACGGACCATAAATGTCCAAAATGGGGGTTGGCCAAAATACTTTTGAAACACGAATTTTTCGCATTTTGAGACTGACCAATCACAATTTTTTTGGACCGGAATGAAAAAATGACACTGTAATTTTTTGGGGTGCGTCGGCGCGTCCACCCTCCGATCTTATAATATTGGACATTTCTATAGACCCCCCCATTTAGGCAACATTTTACGCAAACCTTACGCAAGACTGAACTTGCACAAAATGTTCCACTGTGATACTTGTGATATCAGTACCAATAACAAATATGATTTCAATCGACATCTTTTATCGTCAAAGCATCAACGGTTATGTTCCGAGAACGTCAAGTGTAAAAACTACTTTCACAGTCTCATTTCGGGCGATTCTGGCGTTTCTGGCGGTTCGGATGCAAAATGCATCCCCCCAAAATCGACTTTGAAAAATGCCGTTGCGTCGACCCCCCAAAAAACACCCATCCAAAAAATCGTCCAAATCGACCTCCACAATGAAGACTCCGAAAAGAATGTTATCTACCATCCTTCGGTCGATAGTGGTCACGTGACCACTTCTTATGCATGCTCCTACTGTAAACGCCCCTATGTGAATCGAACGGGGTTATGGCGGCATAATAAGAAATACGGTTCGTCGTGTATTGTCAAATCGGTAGAAACCGCCAAAGTTGAAAACACGGAAGAACTGAAGAATATGATAAATATGATGATGAATATGAACCAAGAGTTCAAGACCCAGATACTTGAGTTATACAAGACGAGCGCATCAGCGGTGGTGAACCCAGCGACAATTATTAGCAATAATACAAACAATAACAATATGACAAACTGTTATAATCAGACGTTTAATTTACAGTTTTTCTTAAATGAACAGTGCAAGGATGCGATGAATATGAAGGATTTCGTGAACTCGATTCAATTGAATACAGACGACCTTGAATGTGTTGGGAAGTTAGGTTATGTGGAGGGAATGTCGAATATATTAATAACGAATCTGAATAAAACCGAATTACATAAACGCCCGGTTCATTGTAGCGATATTAAACGGGATACATTATATGTTAAGGATGAGGACAAATGGGAACAAGATGGACCAGACCACGCGAAAATGACGAATGCTGTACTCGCAGTAGAACATAAGAACGTGCAACTGATGGGGGAATGGGCTGCGTGTCATCCGCGATGTATGGATAGCAACTCAAATGAAAATGTCAAGTATTTCCAACTATCCAAGACCATAACGGATGGGGCGCAAGATGGGAATATCTCCAAGGTTATTAAACGGGTTGCGAAGAACGTCGTAATTGACAAGACGAATGTGGTTGCCGGATTGGAATAATACAGCATAAACGGATAATGATGTTTATGATGTATAGAAGAGAATGAACGAGGTGAACGAGATCGTCGCGCTTTTCGCGAATTTCATCAATTATTTGAATGTGTCATTGTACGAAGCTCAAATGACGCAAAAGCACGAAAAAGCCCGAGCAAGTATCAATTCGATATATGAAGAAGTTTCACAAACACCGCAAAATCAGCCGACTCTAAACCAATGTATTTTATTTTATTCCGATCTCCGCACTCTTGAACCCGTGACATATACAGATGACCAGGATTATTATACATACAAGCGTTTATTACGAAACTATATCGCGAGTCTGTCGACGACTACCCCTGAATAATTTTACTTGCAGTTTTAACGATTTCATCGGGGTATTCGAGTTCTCGAAGAACTTTTAATCCGCCTTTGATTGTCGAAATTCCGGTGGCAATCTTATACAAATATTCGTGATTATTGGGGTCAACCGACATATGTAGATTTGATACTGCACCGCTATTCTGTTTTTCTAGGAGATGACACAATTCGATATAATGCGTGGTAAGAATGAGATCAACATTCGGATTTTTGGATATATAGTCGATATAGCCATACGCAGCAGCGACAGCCTCATAGGGGTTAGTTCCCGAGTAAAGTTCATCAAAAATACAGAAATGGCGTTTATTCGGATTGTCAATAATACAGCGTAGGATTTCCATACAGCGGCGCGATTCAGCCTGAAAGAGACTATCGCGGCCAGAGGTATCTGGAATATTCAAGTAGCAGTGAAGATAATCATATGGATTGATTTCGGCGCGTTCATAAAAACCATACCCAATTTGTTGTGATAAAATAATATTGAATAATGTGGCTTTGATAACGGTAGTTTTGCCGGCAGCATTCGGACCAGTTATAATAAGTTGTTTGTCAAGAATAATATCATTTGCGATGACCTTTTCTGCATCGTTCGCTTTAAGTGGTGCATAGACTTGTGATACAAGTTTCGTTATGCCGGTTCTTTTTATGGGAGGGGGAGGAGGAGGGGGCGGGGGTGGTGCTTCCGCTTCTGCTTCCGCTTCCACTTCCGTTTCCGTTTCCGCCTCCGGTGCTTCCACCGCTGCCTTCGCCTCTGCCGCCTCTTCCGCAATCGGTTGCAATACTGCTTCTACCGTCTTGGTACTGGTAACAAATGTGCACTTCTTGATGACCCCACCCGCAACAAAGGACCGACACGCGGTTAAATGCTCCATATATGCATTCAATCCAAAACTATATTCCAGTAATTCGTTCAAGTCTGTCTGTGAAAACAGCGAATAATAATTCTTCATAACATATCCGATTTGAAAGAATTTGGAAACCGATACTGAAAAAGGCGAAATATCAGTTAGGGCGGTTGTCACCTGATTCAACAGCGCGTATCTCTCGGATAACTCTTCGCGGAACGGTTCGTATGACGAGAGATGATGTGTCTGTATTAATTGTATCAGGTAGTCCATATTTACCCCGGTTGAAGTAAGATACCCATTAATTGTATGAATATGGGTATGAACCAATTTAATATTATTGTAGAACCGAATACACGCCATAATATTTTGGTAGATTTGGATAAAGTAAAATACTACCGACATCATAATGTACAATTTCTGTTCTACTGAAACCGAATCAAATTGTGTAAGAAATTTCCCGACGGAATGTTGGCTTATGATTGTTTTTAAGATATCAATATATTCAGAGACAGAAACGGTCATTCCGCGCATAATAAGGACAAAAAACGGGATAATGAGTACAATAATCGGTGTTAATAGCGCAATAACTGGCGACGAAATGTTGTAAATACTCAAAAACTGCAGAAACGACGAAGATGTATTTAGTTTCGAGAGAAAGGGGGTTTCGACATAACTGAACTTCTCTTTAAAGTCGGTTATTTTCCCCGTTCCGCGAAGATCCGACCAAGTTTGTTTCATTGACGAGAAGGCTTCGACGGTGGTAGTAGACGCGGTATTCTGCGCAATATTGCGTTCTAAGAGTTGTTCGTCAAACATTTCAAAAAGAGTCTGTGTATGTTTTAAATAGTCGATATCGGTAGTATAATATTTACTCCAAATCGGAAGGTGTTCGGTTCCATAGACCGAGGTGGGAGAAAAGACGTAATGATATAGGCCCTTGATAGTGTCGCCGCCATCACTGGTCTTCGTTTCTAACATCTCTAAATCATCAATAATACCTGATTCCAGTTTGTATAATTTGTTAGGGTCTGTATATGAAATCGGGTGTTTGAAAATAGATACGGATTCAGTGGATGAGGCAGGGGGCGCCGTTGCCGACGTCGCAGCCGTCGCTGATTTCCCAAGCCCTAAATGTTCCATCAACATTGTCTTGATGTCATCGGGATTATTGGGTATATCAGAAACAGATTCACGAACATCAGTTAACAACGAACATACACTAAAACAACATCCACTCGTCATCTTATAAATCAATTCTACTGTATAAAATGAAATAATAATCTCATTTTAAACCATAATTCCGGTACTTCCGGTACTTCCGGTACTTCCGTACTCCCGGTAGTATTAAACGCCTTCCATAAAATTAACCGGCAATTCGGTTATAATTGTTCCATAATATGTCTCAATCTCCTTCTTGATCCGCATATCGCGACGAGTGACAAAGTTGATACCGACACCCTTACGCCCCCAACGACCAGAACGCCCGATACGATGAAGATAAATATGAACATCCTGTGGCATATCAAAATTGATAACTGTACTCACCTGCTGAATATCAATTCCACGTGCGGTGACATTGGATGAAATGAGCACACGATGCACACCCGCCTTGAACTCTTGGTACGCCTTATCACGCTCACCTTTCTCCATTCCACTATGAATACAGCAGACAGGAAATCCATCAAAAAGCATTGCTTCGTGAAGGTCGGAAACACGTTTCGTTGAATTACAGAAAATAATACACTGTGAAACCGAAATCGTCTTGAAAAGGTCCTTTAAAGTCAGATATTTCTGCACATCATCGTCGAGTGCAATATAATGCTGCTGAATCCCCTCCAAGGTAAGTTGTTCCGCCTTTACCTGAATATTGATGGGATGACGCATAAATTTCTCTGTCAATGTATACAACTCTGGCGGCATAGTTGCACTGAAAAGGACCACCTGAATATCAGAAGGCATATACTGAAAAATATTGTAGATTTGATCATTGAATCCCGCGGAGAGCATCTCGTCGGCCTCGTCCAATACAAGCATACGCACATTCCCGCCCTGAATATTATTGCGGCGAATCATATCAAAAACGCGTCCAGGACATCCCACGATGATATGAGGCGCTGATTTACGCAACTCGACTGCATCGTCGGCCGTAGAGGTTCCACCAACCAACAAACGAATGTTTAATCCAGTCATCATTCCACTTAGACCGGTTATTACATCATAGATTTGTTTCGCAAGTTCTCGCGTAGGCGCCAAAATAATAACCTGTGTCTTGGCTTTTGAAACGTCGACGCTTTGAAGCGCGGCAACTGTAAAAGCCCCCGTCTTTCCTGTTCCTGACTGGGCTTGTGCGATAACGTCGCGTTTTTGAATAATCGATAGAATCGACTTTTGCTGAATATGACTAGGTTTTTCAAACCCGTATGCATAAATCCCGCGAAGCAGATCGGGAGAGATTTCGTCTACATCTTCCCAGTTCTTGAACTCGGGATAAGAGTCCGAATTTCCATCATTCGAAATGGAATCGGCGCTATTCGTGGGAGCTTGGGGCGAACTCGGAGTATCGTCGGTGGATGACATAATAATAAAATGCGGTGGATAAATAACGAAAATAATATCGGATATGTCTAATAATGATATCGGAATATATTTAAGTCTTGTTATTCTTGGACAACCCCGTTATGAAAGCGTCATCCCGGAAATATTCAAACATCCGCCGGTCCGTCTGATACGCCCCCCACTTCGTCGCGCGGATCACGGCCGTAAACTCTGGGGAGGTAAGTACGCGAATCATCGCCTCTCCCTCTTCAACTGACCCCACCGGCAACCCGAATGAAAACTGCCCCATTCCATATTCCCCTGCGTAATCCAAATACGGGTACAATTTTTCATTAAAGTTTAGAATGACTTTCGGCACCCCGAAATGCCCCCGCGTCGCCGTATTTGAATACCATAGACCCAACCCGCGCCGCGTCATCGTATGAACGACCGGATAAATAAAATCCCCGGCGCGGTATTCTGGCGACATATGCGAGAGATCGCTGCCGTAGGCCGAACGGTCATAGATGACGCGGCGGGGGTCGGGTGTTATATCAATGATGTTTTTGATTGTTTCAAATTGTGAATTGGGTAAGAATGGCCAATCTCTCGGCGATATGGTATTCAAGTGACGGCGCCCACCATCCGCGTCGGATTCAATAATAATGCATTCGCTGTCGCCCGACCGACGCCGAATAACAAACAAATCCATTCTTTGCTGCACTTGCAAATAACGGATTGCCGTTTTTTTATCGATCATATGAAGGTACTGTAGCTTCCACGAATCTCTCGTCATCTTCGCCCAAAGCCCGTGGGGGCTGTTCGGTTTCCTCCATAAGGGCGGGGTTATGAAACAAAGAAATCTCTCGGATTGTTCATTCTCCCCCCGTTCTAATTCCCGCCGAGAAAGGATTTCGAGAGATTTCAAGATAAATTTGTCCCACAGGATTTGCCCACCCTTACTGCTACTTCGTGCAGCGTCTCTCGGAGATTGGAATGGAGGATTCCCAACAATAATATCCACAGACCGAATCTCAGGCGCCGTCGCCGTCGCCGTTGCGCCCCCTTCCGCTAAAAAATCCGCACATTGAATCCTAACAAGCGGCCCGAATAAATCTCTCGTGCGCAGGACATTCTCTTCATTGATCTCTACCATATATATCATATTTCGTAATATGTGTTCGTGACGTTCTACCGGCTGAGGGAACGCCACCGCAAGACCATCCATAAGACGTGTGTAAATAACGATGCAAAAGTTCCCGATACCGGAGGCTGGTTCTAACCACCGTAGCGCAGGGTTCTTCCATACACTTTCCGGAAGTTGGTCTAATAAATCGCAAATATAGGAATATGGAGTGAATACCTCGCCATATTTATTCTTTTCAGATACACGCACCGAGAGATTTTCCTCGATAAAGGTCGCCGTTGCATTTGTTGTATATAACTCGAATAATTTACAAATCGGGGTCGCCGTCATAATTCAATTCTTATTGTTATTATTGTAGCAGTTAAAATTGATATAAAACAACGATATATATTATAATAGACGCATTGCACGAACAAATATGGCAAAAATAACTCACCGATATGATCTGCCGGATTTTGCTGCGTTTATGAATATGGGATTTGATTTGAAATTGCCGGAAACAGTTCTGAAGTCTGTTTCGGATTTGGCCGACTTGGTTGGTGCGCCAACGTATATTAAAACACCGGTATTCCCGGTGCGCGAACCAGGCGATTTTAGAGCGGCCGCTATACCTATAACTGGCGTAAGTGGAACTGGGTATCACGTTGCAGGAAGCAGCGCGAATTCATTTCAGAGAAGGTTTGGTGAGAATGGCGGCGGCGGCGGCGCCGGATGCGGACTCGACAATGGTGGAGGAGGCTTGCACACAATAACTCGGTCTCCGGCATCGTCGTCGTCGTCGTCCCGCCATAATCATACGAATAATCATATACCAAATAGTGAATGGGAAACCATTCTCTCGTTTCAGAGGACTGAAATGAAAAAGAAGGAGGGAATCGAATTGAGTATTGACAATATTCGGTCCGCCCTCAATAAACTTACGGACAAGACATACGCAACAATGATGCAAAATATACTAAAGGAAATCGGTGCATTATTTGATGCATCAAGCGAGGACACAACAGAAGAAAACAATACAGTCGCGGTTATGGACCGTGTCGCGTTATCCATCTTTAATACTGCGAGTTCGAATGCATTCTATTCCGAGATTTATGTTCGGCTGTTTAAAGATTTGATGGCAAAGGAGAAAGAACCTGGATACGAACAATACGCGGTATTCCGGGGAGTCTTTGAGGCCAATTTAGCATCATTTATGTCGCTGTTTGATACCATTGAATATTGTGATCCAAAGAAGAATTACGACAAGTTTTGTGATATCAACAAGGCCAACGAGAAGCGAAAGGCGATGTCGCTTTTCATTGTTAATTTGATGAAAAATGGAATTGTTGAGAAAGCGCACGTTCTGGCATTGATGCAGCAGATTCAGGAACTATTGTATTCAAATATGCGACAGGAAGGGAAGACCAATGAAGTGGATGAACTTGCCGAAAATCTGTTTATAATGGTGAAGCACAGCCACTCGACCTTTAGCGCGTTGAAGTCGGCGGCTGAACCCGAACTCGCCGATTTATTTCGTTGTCGGGTGGAACAGATAACCGAGATTTCAAAGATGAAGATAAAGTCAAAACCGAGTATTACGAATAAAACCATCTTCAAGCATCTTGATATGCTTGACGAGATATCTGGGAAGGCGAAGAAATAAAAACGAATATAGAGGGTCGTTGAGTTAGTCATATACCCTGAAATGAAAATCGTTGTATCATTTACTACGAGTCCAACGCGCATCAATAAATGTAGTCAGATGATTCATAGTATATTAGACCAAACACGCAAACCGGATTTATTTTTATTGAATATTCCGGAGGAATTCGCGCGGACAGGTGAATCGTATATTGTTCCGAAATATATTCGCAAATCTCTCACGGTGAATCGGATACAATGTGATTACGGACCTGCGACGAAAATTGTGCCGACGGTGTTGTATTTAAGCGAACGCGCCCGTGCGGCCGAATATGACCCAGAACATACGCGAATTATTTACCTTGATGATGATATTGCGTACCCGAAACGAATGGTTGAAACCTATGAGAAAATGATTGCGCCGAATGACAATAATGTGTGGACAGCGACTGGGTTTGATTTCGTGAATTTGTGTTTGAATGGGAAACGTGCACATAAAGATACGGCAACCATCGCGGAGGGATATGGGTCGGTTTGTGTCAAGCTGAATACATTTGGCGACGATTTTGCCGAGTATATAGCGCGTTATACGGACTCCGGAAATCAAATATGTCGTCTCTCGGATGATATTATTTTAAGCAATTATTACCACCGCCGTAATGTGGGTATAACGATAATGAGTCTTCCGGGATTTCTCTCGATTCAGGATATATGGGATGAGAAACGAATCCTGGATTATGGCAACGAAGATGATGCACTTCATATGGGTGCAAGTGGAACATCGGATAATAATGTAGACAGGTATAAACGCGTGATAACTGCGCTGAATAAAGCAAAGGACCGGCGGTTTAAAATCTCGTTTATTACGACAGAGACGGATGCGGAGACGGGGGTTGTGCGAAATACGATGGTGTACCGTTAGTAAGAGCAATATTTGCGCCGCGACTTACATTTTTTTATTTTTAATCTATTATATTTCGTTTTTTTTCGCCCACCGTGTTGAGATAATTTACGCGCTACAACATTGAGTGTAGCTTCTGATTCAATATTATAATCAGCAAATCGTCTTTCAGGGTTTAAAGGTGCACCGCTGTATATAATTTCTATATTATCCCAACCATTAATTACTGATAATAAATAGTTTTGTTCTAAATAATCAATCGCACTTTGGATAGGAAGTGCCGGAATAAACGGAATGGTATATTGTACTTCACCACTCGGCATATTTACAAACAATACTTGGCGATGTCCTAGATTCTTCTCTTCTTCTTTTTCCTTTCTTTCATCAATCAATGGCTGTAAAAATTGTGCGATGGAACGAACGTGATTTTGTAATGTTTGCATTGTGACATCTTTTATTTTTCTTCGAGCTTCAAAGTATTGCGCGGTTTCAGGGTAGTCGCGGATAATCGACCGTCTTACAACCTCTGTAGGACGTTCAAGCAGATTTACCGTTTGTATATTATCAGTCAAGGGGTTGTTTCCCAAATCCAAATGTGTCAATAACGGTGGAAACTTCATACCATCAAATGATGCTATTTGATTGTTTGACAAATTGAGACTTATTAATTTTGATGGAAATATAATTCCTTTTATTGATGTTATTCTACTACCACTTATATGTAGGTCGGCTAAATTTGATGGAAACCGAACACCTTCTAATGTCTGTAATGGTTCATTTTCTATAGTCAAGTATCTTAATGATTCTGGGAACCTGACACCAATTAAAGAATTAATATGATTTCCCTTAATAAAAAGTTCCAATAAATTAGGAAAAACCGCATTATCTAATCTATTAATATTCGCATTAACAATTTGTAAATGCTTTAATTCGCCACCGCCAAGTGCTGCTGCTATTCTATCTGGAAATCGTATACCTTCAAGTGAATTTAATACAATACGTGGTCCAAATATACTGATTAACTTATAAGCACTTGATCCAGAATTGCCTAGAAATTTTGTATATTTTTCTGAATCCGGTGATTGATAAAACGGGGATCGTCCTTCAGTTAATTTTGGGTCTCCATCAATAAATCTCTGTAATTTTTCAGTTGTATCAATTGGTGGGTATGTGAACGCCATTATACAAATGTTATATAAACAATCTAGTATTATTTACACATATATAATAATAATAAATAATTAAATTACTATTATAATATAACACACCACAATGGTGAAATCCAAACTGAACTCGAATATCAATTATCACGAATACTCGCATTTAGAAGAAGAAGATTTTAATTATAATACGCCATTATTTCAGGTGCAGTTATTACGCGACCCGCAAAAGGTTATTATCGGTCTTGGGCAATTGAACTACAATTTTGCGAAACGGTATAATGTAGTTTATGTGCCGATTTATTTATTTAATACAGAAATGGAGTTTATGAAACAGATTGGTGTCTACGAGATTCCGTCGAACCAAATCAAAATGGATGAATCAGGAGACCTGGATATCCATAAACTGTCGCCATTATTATATGGATTTGTAAATACGGAATTATTACGTAAATCACGCGCAAAAGGGGGTGTTATGACAGCACCCGTGGCCGCGGCTGCGGCGGTGGACCCTAAGAAAAAGGCGGCGGAGGTTATTGAAATCAAGAAATCTCTCGGAAAGGCGCAGATAGACGATGTCGGTAGTAGCGATGACGACGATGACGACGATGACGACGCCGACGACGCCGATGCATTGTTTGGTCTGGATGCACGACAAAAACATTTATTATCTGGCGCATCCATTCTCCCGCTTCAAACTAAAGAACAATCAGAATTAGAACGTCGACAATATAAATCCAATCCAGCAACCGATCTCTGGATTCAAAAGTATCTCCGTAATAAGTATTTCAATTTCATAGATAACGAAGGAGGTAGTGACGGGCTATTTGCGGTCATTCGCGACGCGCTACTTACACAGGGGCGGACAACAACGATTTTAGAGTTGCGAAAACAGTTGTCGGAAGAAGTAAACGACGAGGTGTTTCGCCAGTATCGAGAGAAATTCGCAATGTATCATTCACTTACACGCACCCAAACGCGAGAGACGAAAGAACTCGTAGCGAATTACAATGATTATAAACGCCGTATATCTAGCATTCACGACCGTGCTCAACAACAACTAATGATTGCTGGGGCGAAGAAACTGGCTGTAGAGCATAATCTGAAACATGATGAAATGAAATTTACAAAGATTCTCTCGGCGCAGTATGATTATATGCGAGAGGTGCGTTCTGCCCAACAATTAAAAGAGCGAATGATGACGTCGCTTTACTGGCCGGATGAATGGGCCATAACAACAATGGAGCGCGTATTAAATATGAAATTCATCATATTTTCGCGTGATGCATATGAAGCCGGGGATATTGATAATGTCTTATTATGCGATAATGGTTCCGCCACCGCCCTCGACAAATGTCGGGCATTTGAACCTACCGCGTATATTTTAATTGGAAAGGGAATGTCGAATGCATCGACAGCGGCAATGACAGGCGGTGGTGGTCGCGCACACGCGCGTAGTCGCAGTCGTAGTCCGCGCCGACATCTACCGGATATAAAGTCGACGAATTATACCTTGATAACATATAAAACACACGGCGTTCTTGCATTCTCCGAGCTACCTTATGATATTAAACTATTGATTACCACAAAGTGCTTGGAAACCCAAGATTGTACCTATGGCGCAATTCCGCAATTTAAACTTTTCCAGCGTGAGTTGGGGATACGGGTGGACGATATTCCAAATGAGAACCTAGACGACTTATTGGAAGAAATTCATACTGGCGGAGGCGGAGGCGGGTCGGGGTCGGGGTCGAGAAACGGTGCACATTTATACACGCCGGACGTCGTCTTTCAGTTTTATTCGAAATCTAACCCGAATGCACTTCCAGGGGATGGTCCGGGCGAGAAAATACCGGAGACGGAGAAGATTCATTTTCATAAATTGGCAACATTTGAGAATTGGCGGCGTAAGTTATCTAATTTCTGGAATGAGCCGTTTATGTTGGACAATCATGCGTGGCAGAGTGTGGAGCATTATTACCAAGGTAGTAAGTTCAAGAATAATAATCGGGAGTTTTACCTGAAATTTTCATTAGATTCAAGGTCGGAAATCTCTTCAGACCCGATTCTGGCAAAGGCGGCTGGAAGTAAAAGTGGGAAACTGAATCATTCTACGATAATTCGCCCGTCCCGGGTCACGATTGATCCGGATTTCTTCAATAACGGACGTAGTGAGCGAGAGATGGAAAACGCGATGTTTGCGAAATTCTCTCAGAATAAGAATCTCAAAGACATGCTTCTAGCAACCCGTTATGCGAAATTGGTGCATTACCAGCGCGGTGCGAGACCTGAAGTATATCAGCACCTTATGCGTGTCCGCCATAAAATACGCACAGGGGCAGGGGGCGGGGCAGAGGGCGGGGCACGATAGGCGCACGATAGGCGCACGATATCCGGGATGAATCAGCACACGCTTAAATAGCTTGTAAAAACCCCTTGTAAAACCGCAAATATAAACATAATGACAATAATACGCACCCAGTCGGTATTCGACGGATTTGTAAAATAATAACCGGCTACATGGGTATTTTGTGTAGTCCCCCCATTTCCATCGCCTTCGTGGAACTTACCGATATTATAATGGATAACATTTTCGATAACATTTAATACAATAAAAACCAGAAATGAAAACGCGAATATATGAAGTGTTCCGGGTTTAAGGTATTTCTTGATAATAATGTGAAACATAATTTAATACTATATTTATTATAATACCTATTTATAATAAATATGTGGATTGAAGAAGACATTCAAAAGGACACACAGGCAATCAAAAAAACAGTCCAGGACCTTGCGAGAGATTATCGCGCACAGTTGCCTCGCACAATTCATTCGAATCTAACCGAAAATAAGGACAATACGAACGATTTCTTTAAAAAGTTTTATGAAAAATTAAGAGGTGCCGAATATGAAATCTATCGAAGATTTGAATCGTCATCCTTGCGATATGTAGAAGACGACCGAACAAAACTAGCATATGATATAACCGAAATCAAAAACTCCGCAAATGACCTTCCACATCCGCGTATTCTCTCGGAGCTACAGCGAACGTACGATATACGAAGGAATACCGCGAATAACGGCGAGGACGACCGGTATATTCCATACAAGGTTTATACATACATACGAGAGAAATCCGAGTTTTGTATCCGTTTTCAAACTACGATTCATAACCGAACCATAACAGTCTATTTCATAACATTTCCTGAATCGCATTTTTCAGTATGTAGTAGAAACTCGACGGGGTCGTCGTCGTCGTCGTCGTCGTCGTTGTGTGCATCCGAGATTGCAGTATACCAGATGTACGCTTATAAGGTTATGACGTGGCTTTCGATTGTCACAAGTATGTCTGATAAAGAGTGTTCCGAGAAGAGTCTAAATGTGTATTTTTATATGACACCGTTTAAAAAACAGCGCCCAGAACCACACGCATTAGGAGACGCGGCAATTCTCTCGGCAATTCATGTAAACACCGGCCTTACTCGAAATTGCGAGACACACGGAGAGATTGTCGTATATCGCACAGAAGAGTGGTTCAAGGTTTTTGTTCACGAGTCAATGCATAATTTCAATATGGATTTTATCGACCAGGATTTACGCGCAGCCAATGAACAACTTCGCCGCACATTTTGTATTCCCCACGATGATATATTATTGTTTGAAACATATACGGAAACATGGGCGCGAATAATAAATACAATGTTCAGTGTCTATTTTCAGGAGAATGCGTCGTCGTCGGCGCATTTCATTCGCGCAGTTCGAGAGAAAATAACAGAGAACGCCGTATTTTATGCGTTTCAAATGGTAAAGGTTCTTGATATTATGGAACTTCGGTACGCACACATAACGATACAATCGCCGGAAAATATAGCGGTGTGTCGTAAACAATACGCAGAAGATACGAATGTTTACGCATATTATATATTAGGCGGTATTCTCTCGGTGTATGCTCTTCCATTTATATCGTGGTGCTGTGAAACCAATCGTGGGCGTGGTGGCGCAATTCGATTTTCTAGAAATGGCGGGGTTATTTCGAAGTTCGTTGATTTCATTTCACGAGCTGCGAGAGATCCGGTCGTATTGAGTATGGTTGCATTGATTGAGAAAAAGGGGGTGGTGGGTGGGGCGCCGTCGCCGCTGCTGCGGCCCTATTCTGCCGCGGTATATAAGACCATGCGAATGACGATGGATTAATTAATTAGGTTTTGAATAATGGGGCACGGCGTAAAATTGAATATAAATCAATATAGTTATACTATATCATAGCCCGTTCTTATTCGCTTTCTCTGTTAAATGTCGTATAATATCCCGCAAACCTCGAATGGAAGATTGGTGTCTCTTTCTGTGGACAACCCCAAATATTATGTTCCGAACCTGCAAGACGAAATGCCGGCAATGCTTCCGCTATCTTACGCGCAAATGAATAACGGCAGCAGCAGCAGCGGTAAGGGGGGGAAGAAGGCTCAGGTCCAGGACCACCACGCCGACGACTCTGAAGAAAAAACCATGATTTGGAAAAATATTGCATCCTTATTCGTTCAGTGTGAGAAAAACGACGATAATGTGTTGTCTCTTACGCGTGGAACGGATGAAATATACCAAGAACTGCAGGATGTGCGAACAGAAATCGCGCAAGTCCAAACTGATATGAACGCGACAAAGGATGAACTCGTTGCCAAACCGGATGATATTCGTAGACTGAGGAAATACGTTGTCAAGAAATGCAAGAAGGTCCAGGAGACGGCGTCGTACGGGGCATACAATGCGGACATTGAGATTTTCGCGTATATTGACACACTCCGCGGAGAGTTTGATGCGAAAATACAAAAATTGGAGAAGGAAAATACGGAACTTCGCGAAGAACTCGGGGCTTTACACGACACCTATGATAAGGATTATGATGTGTTTGTTGAACGTGAAAATGCTTTGATGTCCAAATTAGATAGGGCAATCCAGGCAACTGATGTGTTGAATGAGCGCATAAAGAACCACGAGGGGATTTATATGAAACAGCTTCAAGAGTTGCGCGACCGTACAGACCAACAGTTTTACAACCATTCCGGCGATTTACGAGAGGAGTTTGCTCGTGCGATTACGCGTGAGGTGGAGTTTGAGAGCAAGACCAGTGCTCAACTTGTCCAGAGCGTAAATGACGAATTGACGAGTCTGATTACTCGTTCAAATGAGATTCACTCCTACCGTTATTTTGGAACGGTGGATGAGATGAAACAATTGCAAGAGAATTGCCAGACGCTGAAGCAAAGTATTGGAATGGTGGATGCGGAATTATCTGATACCAAAGAGACGGTGGATTTTCTGAAGGATGAAGTAGCGCAGACCAGCAATGATGTTTATGACATCAAAGAAGACGCGTTGTCTGGCTTGAAAGAGGATATATATCACGAACTGGACCGTGATTACTATGACTTGAAGAGTTATGTCAAGCGCACAATGAATCGACACAAGAGGGAGGAACACGACCGCCGCGCAGAAAACCAATTGCAATCGTGCGATATAATAGTGGAGGAGGAACCGGCGGCGGCAGTTCCAGTGCCAGTTCCAGAAGCGCCAGAGACAGAATATAATAATATCATTATCATCGACGCCGACGATTGCAGAATTAGCAGTGATGACGAAGAGGAGTTCGTGAGACATACGTAATAAAGGGTTGGTGGTCGGCATTGGACGACAATAAAATTGAATGTAATAATGTTTTTTTATGATAAGAGTGTCATAAACAAACGAGAAAGTATGGGTATTCGCGGTTTGAATCGTTTTATACAGCACCGATGTACGGGTGCAATCAATCGTCTACACTTAAAAGAGTTTACTGGAAAGAGAATCGCGGTGGATACGAGTATTTATATGTATCGTTTTTCGGGGGAGGGTGCATTACTTGAAAATATGTACTTGATGTGTTCCGTATTTCGACACTACAACATCAATGCGGTGTTTGTATTCGATGGACCTCCACCCCCTCAAAAAACGGATCTCATTGAATTGCGACGAAAGAAGAAAGATGAAGCAAAGCGACAATATGAAGTTCTTGCGAAGATTATAAAAGAGAAAGCCAGAACACCGGGTCATTGTTCTACGACGACAGAAATCGACGATATCAGTGAAACAATGCGCGAACTTAAGAAAAAGTTCATACATTTGAGAGATTGCGATATAGCAGATGTAAAAGAACTTCTTGTGAGTTTTGGGTTTTCAACCATTGACGCGGAAGGCGAGGCTGACGCGTTATGCGCGAATCTCTCATTGAAGAAGCGCGTTGATGCTTGTATGAGTGATGATACAGATATGTTTGTCTATGGATGTCCTGTCGTGTTGCGAAATATAAGTTTGCTCAATCACTCTGCTGTTGCATATAATATGTGCGAAATCTTGAAATTGCTTTCATTGTCTCAGTCGGAGTTTAAGATGATGTGTGTTGTTTGTGGAACTGATTATACCCAAATGTCGCCGCCGATGGGTGGTGGGGGAGGTATGTCGCACACCCCAGAGTCGGTGTATAAACAATTGATGAAGTTCAAGGCGCTTTCGATGAAAGAACAGAATAAATATCACGAAAGTGGTGGCGGGTTTTATGACTGGTATGCTGAACAAGAATACGCATCGATGGCGTCGGCCACGCACCGCCACGACCGCCCAGACGACGTAGACGGCGGTGGTGGTGTGGGCGCGATAACGTATTTAACAAACGAGTCGATGTTTGATGTCAGTGGAACCACAACACACTATAGACAACTGGTGGTTCTGAACCGGAGAGACATCCAAAAGAAACGTATCATCGAAATTATGACAAAGGAAGATTTCATCTTTATTGATCAATCACCGACAGATGAGATGATACTCAAATCACTTTCATCGGGCAACTCGTCATTATCATCATTATCAGCATCGCCGCTGTATGGAACTGGGTCTGGGTCTGGGTCTGGGTCTGGAACCGAAATACCAGAACAACAAGCAACCACTCTTGCAAAAGAAGTATACGGTGTAGATGTTGGAACCTTTCAGGAATTACACACTCTGCAAACGACAACAAAAACAAAGAAACGTCCCCGCGCGAAAACGGGGGAGGAATAATTAGTATTTGAATCATTCGATACACAAAAAATAAAATAACGAAAATGAAATAAAATGAATATAATTTTTTTACTATTCATTTTACAAATTACGCATATCGGGAATCGAACCCGAGTCTCGTCCTTGGAAGGGAGGCGTTCTACCACTATACTATATGCGCATTCCCAGATATATCTATCCTTTTTTATTTTTATTTATTACGACGCACGACGACGCACGACGATTTAAGCCTTAACAGCGCCACCGGCAGAAGCAACAACGGCAGGAGTAGACTTTGCAAAGTGTCCAGCCATGTACTTTTGGAGATTGAAGTAAGTGAGCTCATCACCCTTCTTCAACTTCAAGAGTTTAAGAAGCTTGGCGTCAGGGTTGATCTTGCGACCGTTGTCCTTGTCCTGAAGCTTCTGGGCGCGGATATAGGCGTTGACCTCGCGCGTCACCTCAGTACGAGCCAGAACACTTCCCTCAGGCTTTCCCAAGAAAGCAGCCAACTCGTTCGAGATGAGAGTGGGCTTAACGAAACCAGAAGGAGCACGGTTTGCGTTGGTCTTGCGACGCTTGTTCGCCTTATTGGCGGCACGAAGCTCACGAGCATGTTGACGCTTCAACTCGTTAACCTCAGAACGGATAGAAGTAATAAGAGCCTGGGTACCCTGAAGCTTGGTAAGAACACTAGCGTAAAGAGCAGCGGAAACAGAACCGTCAACCTCGGCGACGGGAGCAGCCACATCGGAACCATCGACGACAGCAGGGGCGGCGGCAACAACAGGGACGGACTCAGCCACCTTGGACTTAGGAGTAGAGGGCGCCTTGGCAGGCTTGCTGGGGGCTGCGGCAACAGGAGCAGCAGCGGCGGCAGAGGCAGCAACAGGAGTAGCGGAAGAAGAAACAGGTTTAACCATTGGATCGATTATACACATATGAGTAATGTCTTTTTAAGTTGTTTTAGACGTACTTTTTGTATGACAATCGAGCAGACAAAAAGTCGTAGCGTAATTGTATTTTTACATAACAGCTTCATACAACCATGGTAGCGCATTTCTTGCATCCTGACTGACTATCGTAAGAGTTGCCAAGACATAAAAAGCGCCAAGGCACTGGTCCTCGCGTGTTGTACCTCGACGGACCATTCTATCAATGATCGATACACAAATCGTGCGAATTTCTGGGTCTGTAAGTAATGAGATGACACTTAAGTTGACCTGTGCATTATTCAGGACAAACGGATTTCCGCCAGGAGGACAAATACGTTCCTTCATTTCCTGTGATAAGTTTGCGCGATAATACCAAATATCGTAAACATTGCGAATAAACCGAATCAATTCTAGTCTCTGTAATGTTATGAACCACTCGGAGTCCGAATAATTACCGAGGGTGTTGATGTGCTGAAATAAATCCACGATAAATAATTCTTCTTGTTTCTCTCGAGAGAGTGTCCCAGCCGTCGTATTTGATGAATCATATGTAGTATCCATACATTCATCTTGGTCCTCATCATTTAACTTGATAGATACGCGAAACCCGAGTAATGAACCGTATATGAGTTTTTCATAAAGGTTATTGATAATACCTGCCGGAATTAATTTCCGATTATATGGATTGGTTATGTTCGGATACGAACTGATAATGAGATGAAAAAAGGATGCAATATGAAATCCATATATTTTATTGTCATTATCGCAGTATGTGAATAACTCTGTTGGTTTTATGTTGGATAATTTATCAAATGTATAAAAATCCATATCATTTACACACTTCGTTATATGTAAATATCCCGGGCCGCATAATGTGCGATATTTTCTCGAGATAAAGTTTCTAAAAATACGCTGTATTCGCACAACGTAATACGATTGTTTCAGGTGAGCATATATTCGTTGCGTCAATTCGGGTTTTGTTCCAGATTTCTTTATACCATAATACGAGCATAAGGTTTTTAAATCAGCCAGACTATATTTTACATTTTTTACTTTTTCGTATTCTACGGGATGAAAAATAATAACATTGGAAACTTGTTCTTCTTCTGTTGATTTATTGCCTTTAGGTGATTCTGGTTCTGATTCGGCGTCCTTTTCTGAAACAGAAGATATATTGGACGTCAGTTTCATTTTCTTTCGAAGTCTAGTGCTAGCAGCACCCTCATTGCGCAATGTTGATGATACCGTCGTCGATTGAAGATGTGCCGACGATGAAATAATATATTCGGTCGACCCAGAAGAAGTTCCAGATTGCGTTGGTTGCGGCGGTACTCGCTTCAACTTCAATTTACGCGAATAAAACCTATTTGGATTATCATAAAGACTGAATTGTAATAGAGTCATATACAGTTTTTGTGTTTCAATTCGGTTAGTATTATTGCTTGGTGTTGATACATTATTGCTAGATGTAGCAGCCGATGACATTGATGGCAGAGCGTATATACGTATTCGTATTAAATATATATAAACATATAAAATGTTTATTATCTTTTATGACATAAAGATATTTTATGATATTAGTGTATAACCACACTTTATAATGCGTCTATCTTCTGGGTTCCTTCTTTGTATTCTCTCGGCGTCTCTTGTTTCGGGAATCGCGATACTGGATGTTCAAGGATTGTACGTTAAGGAGATGGAACATCAGGATGTCAATGCTTCATTGCTGTCGGCGGATGTGAATGCTTCATTGCCTTTGGTGGATGATGTCAATGCTACTATCACGAATGATTCTTCCTCTCGGAAATTATTGCGTATTTTCAACAAGCGTGCGCCTGCGCCCAAACCTGCGCCTGCGCCCAAACCTGCGCCTGCGCCCAAACCTGCGCCTGCGCCCAAACCTGCGCCTGCGCCCAAACCTGCGCCTGCGCCCAAACCTGCGTCTGCGCCCAAACCTGCGTCTGCGCCCAAACCTGCGTCTGCGCCCAAACCTGCGTCTGCGCCCAAACCTGCGTCTGCGCCCAAACCTGCGTCTGCGCCCAAGGCTGCATCGCCACCCGCTGCACCCCCTACTGTTGGGAAGAGTCCGTCAATTCCTGTAGTCCCACAACCGGTTATGGTTATTAGATCGACCACCGTAGTTAGTCCTACACCTGTTTCCCCACCTCCTTTTTCTATTTATTTCACTTGTGATAATATTTTTGATATGTATGTCAACGGAGAGAGGATTGGACGTGGAACAAGTTGGACGACTACATACCACTTTACCCCGATTGTTAGACCTGGTGATGTTATTGCAATTGACGGAGTTGACCAAGATGGACCTTCTGCATTTATCGGTGTATTCAATGGAAAGGTAACAAAACCCTCCGATTGGCGCTGTTCTTTGAAAGAAAGTTATGGATGGACTAAGAATAATTTTGATGATTCATCTTGGACCAAGCCGGTTAGTTATGGTCGCAACCAAGATAACAATATTTGGCGTTCGGTTGGACGCGGTCCTCGCCCCAATATTCCAGGCGACGCAGAATGGCTCTGGACTAGCGATAATAATAATCATAATCGTGTTTTTTGTCGTTATTTCCCGGTATCCGCCCCAGTCGTCGTCGCTACCCCAGTCGTCGTCGCTTCCCCGGTCGTCGCCGCTGCCCCGGTCGCTGCCGCTGCCCCGGTCGCCGCCACAGTTCGCGTAGTACCCCCCACCCCCGTTGCTAAACAAACCGCAATTGACGAAATTATAGAAACAAATAAAAAGACCAACGCAAAACTTACCAAGTTTCAGCAGAAACTCTTGGCGATTATAAAAGAAACCAGCGACGAGCAGGTAAAGGTCGAAAAGGAAAACCGCGACAATTACAATGGAGTCAGCGTCACGCTTCAAAATGAACATAATCGTCTTGAATTATCTCGCGCGGCAATGAAGCGACTGTATGATGAAACCGAACGATTGAATGCAACGATTCAAACCCATTACAAGAAAATGATCGCAGATACGAATTACCTTCAATCACTTGACGCGATTCGCCCAGCGTTCTTAAAATCTCTCAGCGAACTCGCGAGTCATATCCAGGCGGTGAAGACGGTTGTAGCACAAAAACTGGTCAAGGATGAGTATAAAGATGAAATGATTGGCGTGTTGACGGATATTCACTTTACGACCCATAATGTGTCTGGGTATGTTGCAACTGCTTTTATCAATCATTACAATAAATATAAGAACCTCATTCAAAAGGAGAATACTGATTATACCTTTGAATTGGGCCGTTTGACAAAACTTGCAAATGAGTATAAGGTTCAAGTACAAAAGACGGCCGATATTGAAAGAGACCGTGCGCGTATTCAGGACCTTTTGGTAAAACTTAAAGATACGCTTGAATTGTCCATTTCTCAGCGCGAAGAGTTTGACCTTCTTGTTAAGGAAGTTGTATCTATATTTGATAAGAAGCGGTGTTAGGGGTGAGGGTGATCAGCCATTATGCATTGTATTGTAGATGTATATTACTACAATACAAATGATTCGATATTCGTTATGTTCTATTTTTTCGGTTGGCATAACACGCCCCGCCTATTGCGACACCTATGATTCCGAAAACAACTTCAAGAATGATTGGCATATTGGATATACATTATACGATATATTTATTTTTTTACGCCGTTGGATGTAGTGCGTCGAACGTAATTGCGTTTATTCTTGCGACTCGTTCGGCGGTTCGTTCGGCGCCTCGTTCGGCGGTTCGTTCGGCGCGTAGGTTTGCGTGATTTTATTGCGCCGCCATAAGACCCCATCATCGCCTCCGGACCTTCCATTGTTCTTTGCAAGAGAGACCCAAACTGCTGCTGCTGAGAGCATACTGGTTCGGCAGCAGAAACGGCACTGTACTGAGAACCATCATATACCTGCCAGGTACCACCCTCTTCATGATTATGGTCATTTCCGCATTCTTTGGCGGCGTATCGTGCCATATACTTGTCATCGCCGAGGACTGACGGCGATGATGACCCGGTTATGGGTTCGGCGTCAGCTGCCGCCGTAGCTACGGGACGACTGTACCTGCAGCGACCGGCGATCGAAGATGGTGGAGGATTGTTATGAGCTTCAGCAGCAGCCTCATCTTCATGATTAACTTGTTTTATCAACAACAACCCATCATACTGTAATAAATGTCCAAATGCGTTTATAATGTATGCAAACAATTGTGAGTGGTGCCTTTTAAATGCATTGCATTTATTTTCATCGTCTGAATATGAGGCGATTTCAGTATAAATTGCGCGTATATAGTTCGTCAATGTTGACTCACGGGTCAGCTGAGGATCGAGCTCTAACGCTTTCTCTAGTTCTGTTTTATATTTTGTAAGTTCGGGGAAACGCCCCTTATTTTCAGGGCATGTCAATAGTTTTGTTAATGCGGCCTTGACGGTCATATTTCTAATTTCATTATTATATGCTTTATCAGCATCATACGATGCTTGTCGGTATCCCATATGGTTGTACCACGATATTCCATTTACTAAAATTGTAATGGTTGCTAAATTAAAAGCATAAGAACACTTATACATATTCAACTTATCTTCTACTGAGATGGTTTTACATTCTGGTATTGATTCGGCTAATTTATCGATCAATTGTAGAATGGCTTGACCGCTACGCGGGTCATCCTTAATGCGCTTTCTTAGATTATCAATATATAAATTGGATAAATCCTCGTTAAAATGAAATGTTATACACGGATCTGTTGGATCAACCGGATCCTCATGAGGCCTATATTGTATTTTATATTTTCTCTTATCTTCAGAAAAAAACACCTCAAATACCTCACCGAATAATGTGTGAACCATTTCTTCGACAACATCAACCCGGCGTTTGCTCATTTTTTAATTATATTATATATATAAATATATATAAGTCAACATTATTGGGAATGACGGGGGGGATGTAATTAGCATTCCAATTCCTATCCATCATAAAAAATTGATTTAAACATTTATGATGAATACATATATCATAGTTTCACACATCTCGTACAACCCCCGACTCTTATTCATACAATGGCTTCTGATATGGTTATTCCCGGCGCTTCTTTCAATCCCGCTTCCGATATGAAGTACACCAAACCCAAGGTGAACTCTGTCGGTGGTCGCAGTGTTGGTATTGTTAATTCGAAGACAAGCACAGTTCTCAATCTGTCATCGCCCCTGATGCTGACGTGGGGCGTTCAAGATTTCACCGATGACAAGACTGGCAAGGTGACATATGACCTCGCACTCCAGTTTCCCAATGATGGTTTCGAGACCCCCACTACGAAGAAGTTTCTCGCAAATGTCGCCGCTTTCGAGAAGAGAATCAAGGAGGACGCAATTACGAATTCGAAGGAATGGTTCAGCAAACCCAAGATGACAAGTGATGCAGTGGATGCACTCTGGACTCCCATTTTGAAATATCCCAAGAACAAGGACACATTGGAGGCTGATACTACTCGCGCTCCCACGCTCAAGGTTAAGTTGCCATTCTGGGACGGCGCCTGGAAGGAACTCGAACTCTATGATGTCGATATGCAGCCAATCTTCCCTGATGCATCGAATCCTTCGCTGTCGCCCAAGGACCTTATTGCAAAAGGCAGTCATATCGCCGTTTCAATTCAGTGCGGAGGAATCTGGTTCGCCAATGGTAAGTTTGGCGTGACTTGGAAGTTGTTCCAAGCAATTGTCAAGCCCAAGATGTCGCTCAAGGGCAAGTGCCATATCCGTTTGGACGAAGAGGAGAAGACGAAGATTGTCTCACAAGTCGTGCCTACGGACGTGGATGGTGATGCGGATGGTGGCGACCACGACCACGACAACGTCTCTGCAATCATTGAGGATGATGATGACGAACCAGCAACTCCTGCACCAGCTACTGCTGCTGCTGCGGTGTCGGTTAAGGTCGCGCAGTCGTCCTCTGCTGCTGCTGCTGGAGGCGGTGATGCAGCAGCCAAGAAGAAGATTGTTCGCAAGGTCTAAATAAATAAACCGCGTCTTGAGAAGAATATATTATGGCAGGATGATAGGTATGTTTATTATTTACTTGTGTGTAATATCATAAACTGACACACATTTATCCACAGGTACATTTCATTTTTTATTTATGATAGTAAAAATGAAATACTAATGAAATACTAAAAAAAGTGTTAGCACAACACACACACATAACAATACTTACCTTTTGCATTTCATTTACCTACCTTACTCTTCGTCATCAGTGCTGTCATCATCTGCTGAGCCGTCGCTGCCGCTGCCGCCCCCGACTTTCGGTGATTTCTTCTTTCCATACTCCGCGAGAACAGCTAGTGTATGTTCGGTTCTTTCCAGTCGAGCAGCTTTGATGTAGATGGTGTACTCGGTGTTGTCGTCCAAATTATCGTAGCCGACAAAGACACGGGCGTAGTCGGTACGATTCGGGTATAATGACGAGAATGTACTGTGCCAGCTTTGCGACGTTAGATTCTTGATAGTGTCGTTGCGTTGTGTCTTAAGTTCCGTTGTAGTTGAACACTGGTAGAACCCGTTCTCGTCTTTTTTATTTCTAGGGTTGGCAATTCCTTTCATCTCCTTCCCCAGAACGTTCTTGTAATACTGATCTGCCTTCGCCCACATTTCTTCATCGTTGCCATCATATACCTTGAACTGTGTCCAAAGTTTGTTGGTAGGACGAATCGAATCAAGCGCTTCTTTGCGTTTCTCGCGTTCGGTTGGTAGTTCAGGCTCACTACCGTCAATTTCGCGCAGAGAAGGGCATTTTCCGGCAAAGTCGTCAGAAAGTCGAGTAACGTACTCTTCGTATTTCAGACACATTTCAATAACCGACTTGGTCATAGAATGGAACCGCGTCTTCTTGATTCGGGCCTTTCCAGCTTGAGACCAAGATACAGGGTTGAACAAGAATCGGCAAAGCTGATACAGTTTGTCTTCGTTCAAGTGCTGGTGGGCCATAACGACATTGTCAAAGTTTCCAATCGTTTCGTTAATGAGGGTAACACTCATTCCGACACAAGTATATCCAGTGACAAAGGTTGGGCAGTTGGGAAACGGTTCAATCATCTTCTGTATCATGTAGGATGGTTCCAGCAGTTTGCTTTTTTCATTTTCGCTTTTTGCCAGTTGCATAATTTGTTCTTCACTTGTAATCCAAGTAGTGGTGCCGATAGATCGCGAACGATACAATTCTTTGCCATTACCGTTGATAACAATTACGTTTGCGGTAGGGTACTCCTGAAGTATCATCTCAATTGTTTGGTATTGCGTACTTTTGCGAAGGTATGCTGGTACAAAGTTGTAGCTGAACGCGTCGTGTGCAATACGCAATTTTGGCAGGATGAAATTGAGAAACCCGAGGTAGAGTCGTTCGTTTCCGATCTCAAAGCAATACTTTGCCCCATACCATATTCTGGCAGCTGGACTGATAGAATTGGTCTGCGCACGTTCAATTACAACCGGTGGAATCACTGGGTCCACCAATTCGGCCTTACTGGCAATAGCCTCGCGGCTTTCACTGTCGTCGTGGATTGTAATTTCACAATGCTTGACACCTCGGTATTCTGGAGACTTGATGATCTTGTGTTCTTCTTCGACATTGATGATGTGGATTTTGTAAAACAGCGGGTCGCTCTGGATTTTCACCCAGATTTTTTTTGGGGTCCCACTGTAGCCCGTAATTTTGAATACTGTCGGTGATGCATTGAAACCAACGACGTGTGCTCTATTTTCCGGGATGTACTTGTGTGCCTCGTCAATGTGAATCGCAAACTTGCGGTTTTCAAAACTTTTCGAGTCAGCGGCTTGACCAAAGAGATCAGGGATGCTCTCTCGAATTCTCTTTTCATGTGCACAGCAGACAATGACCTTGACGTCTTGGTGAGTACGAAGAAGTACCATAATTTCACCGACGTTTTTTGCGTGGAGGCATCCGCCAGCCGTGCTCTTTTTGCTGTTGAATACGATGATTCGTTTCGACCCGATATCTTCCTGCATTCTTCCGAAGAACTGCATACCGGATGCAAGAGTGTTCATTGTCAACACGATGTGGATGTTTCTTGATTTGTCATCTGTTATGTTTGAGATACAAATAAATGTCTTACCTTCCTGTGGTTTCCTGGCGACCAACCTGATCTTGTTCTCGACTTCTTCTTCGTCTTCGGAGATCCTGGAGGAAATGGCCGACGCAGCCACAACAGCGGCAGCTCCTCCGCCAGCGTAAAATCCGCCCATCGCCTCGTCCGGAATGAGCGGGGCAGCGCACGTTATACCAGCCAACAGTGCGAGTTGCGCCATAGTAGCGAGTGTGCTACCTCCTTTCTTACTTACCTTCATTGTCCCGGGGGAGGTCTTCATAGTAGTAGCATCGTTTGTAATGGATGAATCCATAGTTATACAGAGTATATCTAGGTGGTGCGCAAGGCTGTATGTAGTAGTATTTGAAATAAGTATTTCAATTTTTTCTGATTTGGATGCATTTGCGATTTATCATAAATAAAATCTTCATACTACGATAACGCGTAGAATACTAAAATCCTCATACCACCGCAACTAACCGAACATTCGCATATACATTCGCCCGTATTCCAACTTTATAAATATCGCGGGTATTCGTATTGCACATGGCGATGCCTCCGGCGAAGCATTCGCCTTCAATACCGCGAAGGCGGATACATTGGCGACCGTGCGACCGTAAGGTTATGTCCGCCGCGTGTAAATAATAAATAAACCCGCGCATTCTAATTTCGTTATTGATGTATACTGGCAATATCTGCTTGGCAAAAAGTTCTTGAATGTCAACGTCGAGAGATAGATAGAGATTATTATTATCATCGAGAGATACGTTATCTGGTAATTCGGGTTCACATAATACGATGACCTCGCCACTGGTGGTGCCAAATGGCTGCTTAAAATGAAGTTCGGTGTGCCATAAAGGTATATAATACACCTGCCCACATTCGTGAAGAATGTATACCCGGTCAAGCAACATATCCAGCAATGATGGATTCAAACGAATGACGAGATCATCCCCCGTCTTTTCTTCAATGATTTGCGTAAGATCGTCCATAATCTCTCGAGAGATTCCAAATAGTTCTTGATTCTTCGAGAGAATATCGTAGATTGTTATCGCAGATTGCTTGTCCATCGTACGAAATACCGTTATCCCAGATTGAATACCCTTGGTTATAATCATATGAATAAGCGATTGTATCGCATTTGCACCGTCGTCATTCGTAGACGAGCCAGGAATCGCCGTCATTTTTACAAGTATCGATTGAATAAATAGTTGAAGAATACTATCATATCCACCAGGTTCCATATAACCTTCTGCAGAATATCCGGACGAATATCCTGACTCCGAATAAAAGAAATCCTTGACGCGTTTATGCGCATCATTGATTTCTTTAAATCTCTCGGTTGCACTGTTTGCATCCGTTGCATCGGCGACTTTATCCGGATGATGTTTTAATGCGAGTAAGTGATACCGTTTATTTAACTCTTTCATCGATGAAGGTGCAACTCCATCCGCAAACCCGAGTGTATGCAACGAAGCTTGAATCGTTTCTGGGAATGGAGGTAGATGATGATGATGTGCGGACGGATATGAATTACACATTAGAAGAAGACGGCGGCGGAATGGATGACGGCGGAAACTGATGTTTGTATCCGTGTATCTTGCATACTAATAATAGGACGAAATTCTCTAAATGATATATCGGGCGATAATTATTATTGAAATACTGAAAAAAGGTGTAGATCTGCGTCATAATATCATCCATCATTTCGGGCAACAATATACCAGTGGTAATCAGGCGTCGTAATATAAACCATACACATTCCTGAATATTAATGTCATATGTAAGAAGATCATAGAGACGTTCTCTCAATTCATCGTATTTTAAGTGCGCTTCCGGTGAAATAATGACATTGACAATACACTGACATATATGTTCGTGTGGGTCAATTAATTCCGTCATATTTGTTTTTAGCTCCTTTATATTGGTTATGGTTTCTAATGGAAACTTACTTGTTAATCGAGATGGGGTTTCTTTGATGATGTCGTTAGCAGATGATGTATTTATAATTTTACTGGGGGGTTTTGTTGAAGTTGGAGTGGTGGCGAATCCGGTGGAACCCGCACCCGCACCACCGCCGCCGACGTATGCCGCCGACACGGATAATGTCGTATTTGCCCTGCCAGAAAACAAACATTTATTGTACATTGTTGCAGTGGGGCGCTTAAATGGAATCATTGTACATCTCTCGATGATATTATCCGGGAGAAAACTAATGTGCTCTGATATAATAATGAACTTGAGATTATCCGACATGTAACTATAAAACGTTTCGAGTAATTCACTATGAATCCGATGAAAGTTTTTACACATAACAAATGCTATCGTGTTTGTTCGCGAACCAACAATATCTTGTATTTGATTATAAATTTCATTCCATAAATGCTTGGAATTACACCCAAGTAGGGACATATCCACTTCGAAATGACAGTCGCTTATTTTTATGAAAAATGTATCCTTATTGTACGCAATCGCGATTCGTTTTTCGTATTTTAAATGCGATAAACTATATCGTGAAATCATATATAATGCGTGACTGTATTTCCCAACACCACTTGGTCCATACATTATCATACTTGGTAAGGATTGAATATCTCTCGGAAAGGTCGCAAACGCCTTTTTGATAACCGGGTGCAGCGAATATTCTTCAACCTTTTTGACATATTCTATAAAATGCGTTTCAAAGAATTTCATAATGAACTGGGATGTTATGATCAATCGACTATTATCTATCCGTGGGTTTGATTTATACTGATTTTTACGCATATACGCGAAACTACCAAAGCAACTTGTCTGCCAACCATCCTGGCGTCCATTTCGTATGGCGGTCTCGTTCGTGTCGCATTTTATAGAGACGACGCCGAGTTTTGGCATATTTGATACCGCGAGTTCGAATATAAGTTGGAAAATCATTCATACCGGCCGCACCGACACTGGCGATTTTATGCGACTGGCGAAATACGTCGATTTTCTTTTCCGGGTTTGTAGACGGTTTTACGACTACCCCGATTTTCTTCGCCATTTTTCTTGTATAATTCGTTATATGATACTTCATTGCTGGTGTATATAATACACACACATAATATTACAACCCACCCCACCCTTCCACAATAATTTGGCTTAAACCGAATATGATTATCAAATGTAATTACGCCGTCGCCACCGTCGCCACCGCCGCGTCCTCCAGAATCAGGAAATGAATGTTGTTATTCCATCCAATGAATATAATCCAATACACGTCTATTTTACAGAAAGAAGAGTAAATATGCATATTGCGAACAGCATATTTAATCGAATTGCATATTCTACAAAGGATTTCAATATGAATGGCGCTTATATTCAGTTTGAACTTTTCATCAAACAAAACGAACAGAGCTTTAATAGTAACATCTACAATTGTCATTTTGATCCGCAACACGAACATAATCGTGCAATGTTGACTATTTTCCAAAATATAGAGACGAGTATTTTGGATAAATGGGCGCAAGTCCGCCCTCCCCAAAATCAAATGGGGGCGCCGAATTATGATATTATACAACAATTACGCACAGGAGTAATTAGTGTATGGAAACACGATATGTCCACCCACGATAAACCGCAATTTCAACAGTTTATTATCAAAATATCCGGTGTATGGGAAAATGACGCGGGTTGTGGATTGACCTATAAGTTCATCTAGTGGGGGGGGTTGCGCCCGGTCATTTCGACTATATACACGCGAAAAAAAAGTTATCCATCTGTTGTAAAGAACCGCAAAATGATTTCATTGAGTACCATACATCCACCGGCAAGAAGTGAGACAAACCCAGCAATATATGGTCCATATTTCGACATCGCCTCGCTATACTGCCCCATCTCACTAGAACACAACATTTGTTGATTGATGTATACATACATAATACCGGCCTGTACCAATAACAGAATATTTACTGCAGTATCAAATGTCACATATGACTCGGCAACGTGCCCCGAGTTTATTTTATTATAATACACCGTATTTTGATAAATAATCCAGCCCAACAATCCCATAAATAATGTAATTGGAATCATATTCAAGAGACTCATTTTTGTTATACAACCGGGTTTTTCGGGGTCATATTTATTCAAAGTTATAGAAATGATTATAATCATCAAACAAATTGTCCAAAGTAGAGTAAGGTAATAGAATATATACGACTTGAAATAGACGGTTATTTCCTTTTTGAGGGTTGATGTGTCTTTCTTTTTTATTTCATCTTTAATAAGAGACACATCTGATAGACTAGATACATCGCTAAATGATGGTGCGGCGTTTTCATTATAACTGTATTGAAATATCATTTTAATAACAATTGTTACGATGATTAACATTGAAAATATCTTAAAAGATGGAACAAGATCATTTGGACCAGCAAGTTTATCCATTATGTATTGTTTTTATTTCGGTTATACACTATTTAGATAATATTTGCGATATGTTATTAGATTATATGGGTAAGAAAACAATTGTTGTTACCGGTGGGGCCGGTTTTATTGGGTCGAATCTCTGCATTCACCTTCTTGCGCAATCTCTCGAGAATTATGTTATATGTCTTGATAACTTGATAACTGGGTCGCTTGACAATCTGCGAGAGATTATGGAACCTAGGAATCCGCGATTCCGCTTTATCAATTATGATATAACGAAACCCATCAATCCGATTCTATTCAACGAAGAAGATATCGATGAAATATATCATCTCGCATCGATTGCATCGCCGGAAAAATATAAAAAATATTCGATGGAGACCCTGCTTACATCCATTAATGGAACTCAGCGCGTATTAGATTATTGTGTATTATACAATTGTAAAATGGTCTTTACATCCACAAGTGAGGTCTATGGCGACCCCCTGGTTCATCCTCAACCAGAGTCTTATTATGGTAATGTAAATACGGTAGGAGAGCGGTCGTGTTATGATGAAGGGAAACGTGTCGCGGAGACACTCATCTACGAATACCAGAAACGGTTCCCAGAATTGGAACTCAAGGTTGCACGATTGTTCAATACATACGGTCCGCGGATGGACTTGAATGACGGGCGGGTCATAACAAATTTCCTCCGGCAAATTAAGTGTGGTGCACCGATTGAAATCTATGGAGATGGAACACAAACACGGTCGTTTTGTTATATTGACGATACAGTGCGTGGATTGGTTGCATTTATGGCGACACCGTCGTCGGATGTTGTCACGGCAGGGCCTGTTAATATCGGCAACCCCGATTGCGAATTCACGATGAATGAACTCGTGGCGGTATTTCAGCAGGTATTACGACGAGAGAGCAGCGATGTTATAGAAGTGAAATACACGCCGAGGACACAAGACGACCCGATGTGTCGTAGACCGGTAATAACAAAGGCGCAGGAATTGTTTGGGTTTACGTGCGATGTTGACTTAGATGAAGGCATAACGCGTATGTTTCTTGCTTACAACAGTTTTGTATAATATTTTGTAAATACATATATATAACATTCGAATGGAAAGCGATCCTGTATTTGCAGCAGGACAAGAACGTGTCGTATTTAGCCCTTCAAGAAGCGAACGAAATGATCCGGCTAACCCGAGTATGTTTAGGATGGTTCTTCCTTCGCTAGGACAAAACGGAGATGTGTATTATACGATAAATTGGTGTGAAAGAGATCGGCGTTTATTTCCGCATTCTTGTGACCCGAATGACGATTGGGTAATTGGAACAATAGTTATTCTCCCGGAGCAGCGCGTATTACCAGAATTACCAAATAGTATACTTTGGCGGGCCAAACTTGTCCCGTATGGCCAATTGCCGGCGGCGATGGCACCACCAATGGAGGAGGAGTGGCTCGATATTGATGATGATGAATGGGACCGCGCCCAGGCCGCCGCCCGTGAACAAGACCGCCGGGAACAGGCAGAACAAGATGCGCATGAGGCACGAGTTAATGCGGCTGAGTTAGCGGCAATGGAGCGAGGCCTAAATGAGGACCGCCTACAACGCGGCCATCAGGCCGCGCAACCTGTGCAGGGGTATGACTGGCAGGCCCATATAGGAGCGCAAGACCCAGAACATATTGCGTTAGATAATTTGTGGGCGAATATAGTAGCTAATCGAGCACAGATTCGACCGCCGCGAGGCTACCAGGCTAGAGGAATGGAAGAAGATAACAGAATGGATCAGGATGGAGGAGGTAGTCGTACTCGTAGCAAAAAATCCAAGAAGCGCCGTCCAACTCGTCGTCGCCGAGACCGACGCAGTTCATCCAAGCGCAATGGTCGCAATGGCCGCAAGTCCCGCAAGACCCGCGCCACTCGCCGTAGGTAAATATTACTTCTTCTTGAAGAACCCAAATTTCGGTTTAGGTTTAGGCGGCGCAGCCGCATCAGCGGCGACCCACTCGTGTATCTTCGCAATGTCGCATGTATTATAATTCCCGTGTAGTTCAGCGAACCCTTTTAGCGCGACGAACGCCGGTTTCGTCATTTTCTGTGTTTTATGAAAGATATACGGTCCATATCTTCCATATCGTATTGTTGTATTTTCGTCGATGGTGCGTAATATTTGGCCTTGGTAATGCGTACCCTCCTCCGTTGCTGCTGCTGCTGCACCAGTACCACCGTCGCCGCCCCCCACCGGCGCGCTATTTCTCTCGATGAATTGTACTACATCTTGTAATGTCAAATCAAACTCTGATTTTTGATTTGTCGTCGTCGTCATCGTCGCAGCATTCTTTCCTTTATAAGTAAATTGTTTTCTAGGTGCGCCGCCGCCGCCACCACCCCCCAACAATGGCTTCAACGAGAGATTCATACTGCCCCACGCGATATACGCACCATATTTCCCGCTTTTAATAATAACATCTTGGCCCTGGTATTGACCCATAAGACGCCCACCTCCTGGCGCAGCAACGACAGGCCCACCGCCGCCACCACCGCTACCGCTACCGCCACCCTCTTCCCCCAGCATATATGCGAGAGAATACTCCCCGCGCAAAATCTTTGCGTATTCTAGGTCAGGTCGGACAGATTTAAATATGAACTTCGGTTTCTTTTGTTCGTGTTCGGTACCCTCATCGTCGTCCGAGTGTATCGTTTCCGACACACTATCCGATGCGTCAGCGGCGTCAGAGGCGTCCACTACCCGACATCGAATGACTGGCCCGTTTCGTCCTAAGATATACGAATGATTGTCGTCGATATGAATCTCTTCCTTGACGACCCCGCTTTCCTTCAATACTTGGAGTTGTGCACATACGTCAAACCAGCATTTATAACAGAGTTCGTGCCATACCATTCCATCGGTTGCGATTTCATCCAACTGAGTTTCCATATTCTTCGTAAAATCGTATTCAAACAGGGGGGCAAAATGCGCGAGGAGAAACTCAATAACGATAATTCCGAGAGGTTGAATAACGAGTTTCCTGGACTCACCTCCAATCTCTCGAACTTCTGTTTTTGATTCTATCTTTTTATCTGCGGAGATGACAAACTCACGGCATTCCATCGACTTACCCCGGACGTCCTGGAGTTTAACATATCCGCGCTCCTGGATTTTATCGATAAGGCTGGAAAAGGTAGACGGGCGACCAATCCCCATTTTTTCGAGTAGCTGCACGAGACCCGACTCAGTATAATGCGATTTTGTATTTCGAAGGGAACATTTGGTTGTTATTTTCTTAAATGGCGCAGATAAGGCCTGGCCTGACGCCGACGACGATGCGAGAGATGCGAAATACGAGTATTCTCTCGCTTCCTTGTCAATCCCACCTACAACCAATTTCCATCCGGGGTTTATAACCTGCTCTGCAGTGTATCGATATTCGCACGACGCGCCCGATACACATACCGGTGATGAAATTGCCATTGTCAGCGTTTGGCAAATCGCGGGGGCCATTAAACTCTCCAACGTATTTCGATGAATGATAGAATACAACCGATGTTCTCTCGGATGACAACCTTGGGGAAGTAAAGTTCGAGAGATGTCCGTAGGTCGGATGGCTTCGTGAGCTGCTGCGGGGGCATCCTTAGTCGCCGACGATGACGCGCCGACTAGCGCCGAGAGATTTCCAATAAGGTCATCATCGTGGGACCCTGTGAATCGTTTCAGAATATATTCACGCGCCTTTGCCACGAAATCCGCAGAATATACACGACTATCCGTTCGCATATATGTTATAAATCCCTGCTCGTATAATTTTTGTGCAACCGACATTGTATCTTTTGGTGAGAGATGCAGATCATTACTCGCGGCCTGCTGAAGTGTGCTTGTAGAATAAGGGCGTGGCGGCGCCTTTATAACCTTCTTAGGTGCACCACTCACCGTTGCACGAAACTCCTCATCACGCGCGGCAGCTGTTCCTTGAATGAATGCTTCGAGAGATGAAGATGATGATTCTATTTCTCTCGAGAGATGAAATGTAAGATTAAGTTTAGTGAAGATTCCAGAGACGGAATATACCATTGTCGCGGTGGAGGTCTCAATCTCTTTATAATTCTCGTAGATGAGGCGCAATGCCGGGGTTTGACAACGCCCCGCCGAGAGATTTGTATGCGCGACATAGGTCCATAATACAGGAGATATTTTATACCCCACCACGAGGTCGAGGACTTGACGCGCCTGTTGCGCGAAGACAAGCGACATATTGATAGTGCGGGGCGCTGCAACGGCCGCCTTCAGCGCCGATTCTGTTATTTCGTGGAAAATAATCCTTTTTGTTGTATCCACCGAGAGATTGAATACCTGACACAAATGCCACGCAATTGCTTCCCCCTCACGGTCATCGTCCGTTGCTAGGATAACCTCTGTAGCAGTAGTAATGGCTGCGCGGAGTTTCGCGACCTGGGACTGCTTGGACGACATAATCGCAAACTTAATCGCGAATTCGCGGTCCACGTCGATGGATTTTAAACCGTCGGCAATCTCTCGGATATGCCCGAAACTAGCGAGACACATATACTTATCCTTCCCGAGGTAGCTCTCGATTTTCTGGCACTTGGCCGGGGATTCGACGATGACGAGGGCGCGACCGGTGGAACGGGCGAACGACGACGACGACGACGATGAGGCATGGCGGGACGGTTCTGCAGTTGAGGGGCGATACTTGATTTTAAACTTGGTAGGCGGCATTATTGGCGGGTTGTGTATGTTGTATACGGTCATATACAACATACGTATTCAATTTTATATATTTATTTACGATAACGCCGAGTTTTACGCATTCGACGGGTGTTTTTTTTTATGATTTGTTCTCGTTGATTTTCGTGTTTTGCTAGAATTGCGGATACGCTGCGTTCTACCGACGCGACCCCGACGTAGTTTACGCGTTCTGTATGGGTTAGACCTAGACCTAGACCTGCCTCCGAACGCAGCCGTTGCTCCTGCGGTTGGCAATAAACAATGTGGCCCATATTGATAAGAACCTCTTTTGGGATATTTAGGGTCATAACAGTACTTCCGTACACCTTCAATAACTGCATTAACGGCTTTACGCGTAAATATCTCTAGGCGGTGTAATATTTCGGCTAGTTCTGTATATGAGTAAAAGTAATGTATTCGAGGATCCGGATTTTCGACCGGTTTCACCACGTGAATACATACGATAAAAGTGGTTGGATGTTTGTCCAACAACTCTTTCCCGACAATTTCATCTGCTTGTCCATTATCGCCGATCCATATAAACCGCCGTTCTGGGAAAATAAGCGCGTATTCTAAAATACGTTGGAGTTTTATTGCGCGAATACCCTGATAAAATGAACCGTCGAGATTATCCCCCATTTTAAACGCAGTTTTTATAATACTACCAAACTTACTCAGTTGTTCGAACTTACCATCATACCCTTGAATAAAACCGAAATCTTCTCCTAATACATTTTTTAGAGTAATATCAGAGTTTATTTTTTTAGGTTTGATAAACCCAGGGGCGGCCGAAACAACGGTAGAATAACCCGACGAATTGTGTAAAGAGTGTATTTCTTTGTAAAACTCGATTATTCCAGGGTAGGGTTCGTGGCTAATCCACGATTTATCTAGTCCAGCAATACCAAACATATCGTTTGGATAAATTGTATCATCGATATCGGTCAGAACGTGGATTTGTTTTCCACCTGTTTGCGATGAATATTGTTCGGAAAATCCAGAAAAAACATCGATTAATTCTCTCCCTCCTGGAGTTAGAGTTCCATCTCGTTTAAATACTAGTTCTCTCAAGTCGCAACCATAACTATTCGGAGTTTTACCAAAATACCGATATTTGCAGTTAACATCTTTTGCAAATTTTACGTCTAATAATTGTTTTAGGTCGAATACATCTTTATATTGAGACAATCCTAGAAAAGTAGTATTCAATGACTTTAATATTTCACCCTTTGTTGCTTCTGATACATTTCTCGAATATGTATCAACCAATTGTTGATATGCAACTTGAACTGTAGGAGAAATCGATGATGAATATGATTTTGGTATGAAAAATACCCCCGACCGAACAGTAGTAGAAGAAGAAGGACTTTGTAAAGATGGGTGTGAAGGTGAAACTGTTGTTGTTGTTATTGGATTGTTGTAAGGTTGATATGGTTGTAAACCATAATAATCGAGACCAGCATTAGGGCCATTATATGGACAAATTGCCATTGTTTATTATTATATATTTGTCAGATATTTTATGCATTCGTATAATAAGTATTGTTATATTATATAAATGAATCCTTCCACCGATACCAAGTGGTATAAATCTCTCAAACAATCCCCCCTGACTCCACCCAGTTGGATATTCCCGATTGTTTGGACGACATTATATGCACTTATTATCTTATCAGGTATCATTTTCTTAAAAAATGGTGGTGGTGTGCGGTCGACCGGGTTTCTCTATTATTGCGCCGCGTGGGTCCTCAATCTCTCGTGGTCCCAGGTTTTCTTTCGATATCAACGCCCCGATTTGAGTTTTGTTATTATTTTAGGGATGGTTGCATTCATCGCCCTGAATATCCGCGCGTTTTACCCAGTGAGCCGCATCGCGGCGTATTTACTCGTTCCGTACCTGGTATGGGTATCATTTGCGACCTACCTGAATGGGTATATAACATTTATGAATCCTAAGACATTATAATTTTTTATGGATAAAGATGTATATATATGAGTAAATTACGTTCAGGATTAGCGAATGACCGTCGTAGATACAGATGTTATTGTGAGAAGACTCCTATGGTAAATATCGGTATTGTAAGCGGTCAGGGTTCTATTTATTCCGGAAATTTAGAACAAGTTACCATACCAGGTTCATTATATGAGGCAGGGTCAGCTTATATTGTGAATACATTAGATGATGGCAATGTTCCTATTCCAATGGCAAACATTGTTTTTAATTTTTTTGGTTCAAACTATTCAACTAATTTATTTTGGGCATCAAATAATGCTTTAATATTTGGTACTCCAAATCCAAATTTAGAAGTGAATATTCCTAGAAATTTAGTACCATCTATCTTGATAGGAAATTATGATAGGGTACTAAAAGCATTTTATTATACAAATAGTGTAGCTACAAATTATTCAATGACTATATTGCGTGTTACATTTTATGATTATTATACAAATACTATATCTGATTCTACCTATCAATATCAAATAAGATTGATTAAAGAAAATGTTGGATATCAACGACAATTTGTTGAAGTATATGTCATTTCTAGCCCACCAAGTCCAGGTTATTCAACTGCTATTAATAGTTATCCATCTGGATTGAATGCAAATGGAGACCCACAAGATTCAAATGGAGACCCAATAGATTCAACAAAAAATTCTCCATACAATATTACAAATGGAACCATTTTTTTGAATCCATGCGGTTCAATATATTCAACAAGTAGTCCAATTGCAAATACTTCATTTGTTTTTTCAAGTGATTCAACTGGAACTTCATGGGTTTTTAATAATAATTCACACGTATCTGTATAATAATTATGTAGGCGATTTACACCCTTGAAGATTTAAAAATTTAGAACCACGAATTGTATATGTATAATTCGTGATTTGTTGTATCGTAAATCTATATCTTCATTATTACTCGATTGGCTTCTGCTCCTGCTGCTCCTGCTGCTGTGAAGCACTTGCCTTGAACTCAGCCCAACTCAGTTTCTTCTCGGGAATTGCCGGACGAGTCGTCGCTGCCGCCTTTGATGCACTGCGTTTATCTTTCGCTTCCTTCTCAGCGTCCAATTTCTCTGCTCGTTTAAGTGCGCTATCCACGTAAATACTCTTCAGGATTTTCCCCACTTCAAATGAACCCTCGTGCTGGTCGAGTTTTCCATCCTCAATATCACGTAATATTTGTATCATTTTAAAGAGAAGCTTTAGGTCGATTTCATCGCTTTTAAGTCGGTTGAATAAGTCGGTATAAAACTTGAATAAAAACTCACAACGAGAGACGCATATCGCATCAAACTGTTTTGGATTCGATTTGGCTAAACGCGCATAATCTCGCTTCAGCTTGATCATTGTTGATACATCCTGGTAAATCTGCGAACTATGCTTGACGCGACGAATGACTTCAGTATGGTCTTGTGTTTCATTTGCGTCAATAAGTTTTTGAAGATGAATGCGTTGTTCTGGGTCCATTATGTGATCAGAGTGTTGTCTATGTATGTATATACGCTATAGTATTTAGACCGTATTCAAACGCTAAATATTTCATTGTAGCAGGACAAATTATTTTGAAACGGATATATATACGAAATGGTTGCGACAATTAAAGTTCAAGAAACACCACAAACACCCAGCTTCGCGGCGGCGGGTATACAAGTCCCTGCAAATATTGCGACACCAGAATCTGCAATGAACTCTGTTAAGGAACAGCAGGGTCAATTAAACTCTGTAAATAATCTCACTGGAGGTAGGCGTAGGAAACACACCTATCGAAAAGGAACCCCCCGTATTCATAAATCATTTATTCGTACCTACAAGGGTCGACAGTATATTACAGAACAATCGCAACAGATGGGGGGCAGTTCGCAAGGTCAACCCATAACGATTCCACAAGTAGGTTCCACGTGCTCGAGTGGACCGCAATGCGCTGGAGCTCAAAATGCGTCGTTTACGGCGATAAAAAACCAGGCCGAATCAAGTAGTATAAATGATGCATACCAGAAAGGTGGACGCCGGCGAAGACACAAAAAAGTAAAGTTCAGCGCGTCGTCGTCGTCATCGCGTAAAGGTAGTCGTCGGCGACCACGCCACGACCATTCATTGACGAGTACCATTGCTTATAATATTAAGAAGGTTATGGGTAAGGTATTTTCATAATGTGTTGGTTTACCATAGATATTATATGCGTGTTATATAACTGAAGACGGAATCATCATCGTCGTTATCGTTCGACGAGTAAATAAGAAATGAAATCAACCGATATCGTGTATACAATTTTTATTATTGTTATATTTCTCGGACTTTACATATCTAATATTTTAGCAATTGGAATGAAAAAGGTCCAAGACAATTGGCCCTTATACCGGTGTAGCCCGGCAGTTATGCCATTTGCATCTATATTTGGACACGATGTGGGTGATAATTTTATGCAATGTATCCAAGCAACCCAAAGCGGGTATATGGACTATTTAATGATGCCATTGAATCACGTTATTTCATTGGTTGGTTCGGTTGCAACTAAAATTGTAAAAGACACTGAAAGTATTCGTGGGTTCATTGGTGGGCTGCGTGATAAAATTATGGGGGTTGTTAAGAACATATTTGGCGTGTTCAATAATATTCTCATTGGGTTTCAGCGCATCATAATTTCGATGAGAGATTTAGTTAATAAATTGGCGGGTATATTCGCAACATTAATGTTTGTTATGTCGAGCGCCCTTATGGTTATGCAGAGTCTGTGGGGGGGTATTTTTGGACAAATGGTGCGGTCATTGGGTCGGTAGGTCGGTGGTATACGAAAATGAATGAATTATAATAATAGTTAATAATAGTATAATCTAGAAAATGGCGTATGAACGAGGTGCAATAATGTTGGCGCATTCCGCGATGATTGGTATCGCGATTTATTTGATGATGCGATTTGTATTTAATCAACCGAATATGGTAGCCGAAGACCGGTCTATTGTTATCGCGTCGTTTGTTTTGATCTATATGATTGCCTTTGGACACGGAATGCCTGGACAGATAAATAAGAATCTCTCATTTTTGTCGTAAGCGTAGCAAGTATGGGTTGTAATATTCAAATATATCTAAAATATATCTGAATAGATAAAAAGTATGGCGAATCCATTAACGCTTATTATATCCGTTGCACGAAGCTATTTTGTAGATTTAGGTAGTATTGCATCAGGTGTAGCAGATAAGGTTCTCAATAAAGGAGTATCAACGGTTCGTAAATCACTAATATCGTCATTACAAGAGTATGCAACACAAGGAAGCGCCGAGTACGATGAAAAACTAGAAAAACTGAAAAAACAGCCGGTCGTTGAACGATTAAAATATATATACGGTGACAATACATTTTCTGGCCGCTATGGTATTGATATTATTAAAGTATGCGTCGTCATCTTTCTATTTATGTGCGCAATAACCTATTTCCAAATTCAAAACAAGCTACAGGAAGTAAAACGAGATTGGCCTCAATACAGATGCCGCCCAAATGTCATGCCTTTTGCCGGATGGATCAACCCCCCAGACGGAGTATCCCCGATGGAGTATACAAAACAAAATTTTATGGAATGTAATGCAAACATAACCAAGGGGGTTTTCGATAAACCCATGGTTTCCGTTTATGCGATTTTCAATGTTATTATGGGAGTATTCAAGAATATACTTGGCGTTATAGAACGGTTTCGCCTATTATTAAATCGAATAAGAGATACGCTTAAGGACATATTTTTGGCGATTTTCAATCGTATCCAAAATATTATTATTCCGATTCAAACAATGTTGATTAAGATGGTGGATTTTTTTGAAAAAATAAAAGGAATATTAGCAACATTTTTACTTACATTTGTAGGTGTGCTATGGTCATTTTATTCACTGATTGGGTCCGTTTATGAGATGATGATTATTGTATTGGTTGTTATGATTATTGTTATCGTGGTTTTATGGTATATTCCGTTTGTAGGGTGGGTACTTGCAATTGCGGCAATTGCCGTTTTTCTAACAATTGCGATTCCTCTGATATTATTAGGAATTGTATCGCGTCAAATTACGCGACAACGGACAAGTCGTATTCCTTCGCCCTAATTAGACTGAATGATATATTTAGACATCAATTGAATATTGGGCATTGGGCATTGAATAATTTTATCTATAGTTTTATTATAATTGTCCCATACTGCAATTTATTTTTAAAGTAGAAAATGAATTATAATATCATTTTGCTCTACATTATTGTATTATTTATTGGCGCCAATCTATTCTGCAGTTGTTGTCAATTCCCCGTTTTCGATTTCATAATGGGGAAAACCGGGTCGCCCATCAGATCACAAGAAGGAATGGACACTAAAGATGTCGGAACAGTTGGTTCAGGGGACTCCGTCAAAAAGGCGAACAAAGATATTCAAGAGGTTATTGATAAAAATCGTCCAAAACCACCCGGCGTAGGAATAGACACTTTTCTTGATATGAAAGGAATCCCCGCGGCCGCCCAAGTCGGTATCAATGTGTTAACAAATAAAGAAGCAATGACGACAATGGGGTCCGATATAAACGAGGTTCAAAATGGCGATGTTGCCGGAATGTGGGTCAGCAAAGCAAACACCTATGCATCCGAGTTTGGTTATGGTATTATTAATAATTCAGGAAGCGCGTATAGCGCGGATGAACCCCTAAAAAACGGCGAAATGGTTATCTTCGCTAAGAACAAGTTCAAACCGGAATGCTGTCCTGCGCCTTATTCATCTAGCACCGGTTGCGTATGTATGACCCCTGAACAAATTCATTTCTTGAATACCCGTGGTGGAAACCGCACTTCCGACTCAGGAGTCTAACCACTTTACTTTTTTTCAGATCGTATACAATACATACAATCTGAAAAAAATTGAAATGCTTTTTCTAATAACACATAGATAACAGCCGACCAGCACACAGAGACATCGA